ATGTTCGGCATGAAGTAAGCTGCGTAGGAAGATAGTGGGATTCCGTTCTTTTCACCAGTTGCAAAGGTGAACAAGTAATCCGGGTTAGAGCTCAGGTCGCCTCCAGTTGAAATGTAATCGGTCGATACCAAGCGAGTCGTTAAATCGATGAAGCTTGGGTTGACTGACCTTTCGTACTGTGCGAAGGACGGAGAGTTTGCGATTACGAAGAGCTTTCCGTGATCAGCTGCTAGCTGAGCTAGTTGCTGTTTCGATCCTGGGTAGATCTGTCCTTCGAACGAGTCGATGAGGTACCTGAAGTCCAGGGTTTCGTTGTCAGCTAGGGTCGATGCTAAGTTGCTTCCGTCGAATAGGAAGTCCAGTATGTCGTTCTGACGATCAGCTGTACCGTTAGGGTACAAGTTGAGGTCGTTGAGGTTCATAGCCGGAACTTTCTGTCCTACTAAGCTTGTGATGTAATTCTTTATTCCCTTGTAAGCACGAACCGTAGTTCCGGTGAGCTTGATACCAAGGTTGTTAACGTCAGCCGGTGCTGATGTGGTTACTGTGTACTTCAGAACAGTTACAGTTACTCCAGAAGGACCGTATGGACTCTTGGTAACTTTCTGTGCTGATACAGAGTTGATGCGAAGCATACGACCACGTTCGGTTCCTGCTACGATGTTTGCTTGGAGGTAACGACCGACCTTAAAGAAGTTGTCGATGTTTGCTCTCTTCGTTGCATCGTACGGGAAGCCAACGGCTGCGTTTGAAGTTTCGTTTCTGCTAGGATTTCCGTACAGAGTAGGATCGATCTCGAAGACCAGCCTGTTCGGTGCGAAGTACTGGTAGGAGATGAAGTAATCAGTGTCGGTCATGTCAAAGTCCATCCTGTAGAAATCTGAAGTCTGGTTGACTATCCATAGGTAATCGCTGCCAGCGTCAGTTATCGATTCTGCGTCTACCTGGTTTGTCCTAGTAACGTCAGTGAATGCTTGGAAAGTGATGTACTTAACAGCGCCCTGAGTTTTGATGAAACCGTCAGATGCTATGTACAGAGTAGTTGGAGTAGGAGTTCCGTATTTCAGGTAATCACCGTTCTTTACGATACCCTTCATCCATGCTTTGTAGAGTTTGCTTGCTTCCGTTGCGATTATCTCGGTAGGAGTTTCAGCATTTATGTAGATCTGGCCGTCGATGTAAGTCGGTACGTAGGTCGTGAGTTTGAAGTAGAATGCGCAGTCAATAGGTTTTCTGTAGCTGAGCGTGTCGATCATAGCTACTGGGTCAACTGCGGTTATACCGTCGTCAACCACGTAAGCTGCGTGAGTTCCGTTAGCGATGCTGAGTTCATCAACACCGTGACCGATTAGATCGATTCTTTGTTCTGCCATAGGTTCTGTATCTGAACCGCTGTCAAAAGTAGCGTTCGTTAGGTCGATCATGTCGACTTTCTTGTAGTCGAGTGCTACGAATACTCCGGTTTCCGGAAACTTACGATTGAACACTGTGTCTATAGCTACGATGGTTCCTGTGAGGTCCCTGAACTCTGGGATGATGCATCCAACAGTCTTAGCGTACAGAGTAACTTCTTTCAGTGCGGTAAAATCGTTGATCTTTGAACTGATGATACCTGATGCGGTGAAGTATTGGCTGTAAACCGGGTCGCTCGATAGCTTCAAGTAATCGGTCCAGTCTCCTTCAACGACGATGACTTCGACGAAGTAGTCCTGAACGATGTCGTCCGGGTTCAAGAATTCTGGGATCTGAACTTTGTCACCAAGGAGGGCGTAGTATTCCTTGACGGTTATGTCGTATCCAGTAACGTCTGCTATTCTTACCCAAGCGGTAACATCTTTCCTTGAAAGATTTACTACCGTTAGGATCTTGTTTGCATCGCGATCGGCTGCTCCGTGCTGCGCTGGGTTGAGAATGTAGTCATCTCCCAGCTCAATGTTTTTCCACTTGTTAACCATGTCAACGTCTGCAAACCACAGTTTCTGTGTGTTGTAGAAATTGGACATGCTGCTCTTGTAGTTGGTATTGTCCCAAACCGCGTTGTTGGAAGCTGATTCAGAGTTGAAAGTAGCGAAGTAAGCTTCGTCGGTTGCGGAGACAGGAAGGACGTTTAAAGCGTAAACAGGTCCTTGCCTTAGAGCAACATCAATCGTCCTGTGGAAGTAGCTGCCGTTTTTCTCTAGCTTGGTGTCAAGCTCCCCGTATACGATCTGGCTGGTTCGAGTGCTGTCTACCAACACAACTGAGTTGATAGGGCCCTTTTTGCTAGAACCGATAACAAGCCGCCCGGTCGAGATCGGGAGAGCTAAGTTCTGGCTCTCATCTATCTCTACTGTGTATACGCCACTTGACTTGAACCTGTTCAGATTTAATTTTTCTGCCATCGTGTGCTATCGTTATTTTTTAGGTTATTTATTTATCACCCTGTTCCCAAAATCGACTTTCTGGGAAAATGACAGGTCACAACTGAAGTTATTTATCAGATTCTTACCTACCAAACCTAAACCGTTTCGCTGTTCTCAATAAAAGATGACATAAAAATGACTAATTATGCAACCTAAACTGCGATTCATAAAGACTAAGGAGGTTAAAACACCTTCGTACGGAACTCTGGGTTCTGCTGGCATTGATTTTTTCGTTCCAGAAGCTTTTCCTGAGCAACGGTTAAACCCAGGAGAGGATATTCTCATCCCTAGCGGAATAAAAGCTAGAGTACCGGATGGTTACGCGTTAATCACGCACAACAAGAGCGGAATAGCTACCAAGAAGAGACTTCAAGTCGGAGCTTGTGTGGTGGACAGCGATTACCAGGGTGAGATTCACATTCACGTTTACAACACAAAAGCTGACGGAGCGGTAGAAATTGCCCCAGGCATGAAACTGGTTCAATTTCTTTTAATTCCAGTAGCTCACGCTGACCTGGAAGAGTGCAACACGCTGGAAGAAGTGTTTCCGGTTCAATCGGAAAGAGGTGACGGCGGTTTTGGGTCAACCGACACTAAATCTGAAGCTATGGAAGCTACACGTTAAAAATTTTGGTAAGTTAATGAAAAAGAAACGGTTAACTCGAGATGACATGCTGAACTGGTGGCTCAAAAAGTACCACAAGAAAACGGTTGAGCAAGTTATTGCCGAACAACCAAAGGAAGTTCTTCAGAGCCCAGAGTGGTTCAAACTTTACCCGGTCACAAAAGCGCAGCACGATGAGTGGTACGCTTGGGCAATATCCGCTCTTTCGAAGGAACGCGGACTTTCTGAAGAATCCGTACGAAAGCTGTTTGCTTTCGATTACTTGAACTGTTCGCCGTATTACGTAGAAGAAAATCAAGAAAATGATAGTAAGCACCGAATTTAAAGTCGATGAAGCCATGCTAGTCGTCTCCTACTACGATGAGACTGGCAAAGTTGCGTTTATACAGAAACCAATACCAGCAGTAGATCAGTTCAACTGGACGGTTACCGCAAACCCTACCGAATTTAGGAACTGGGACAATCGTTTTTTACGTAAATCTCCTAGCAAGTGGCTCAGCCGGTTCAGGCTGGAAGAACTCACTCAGTCGAGACTCACGCCGGACGAACTATCCCGTCTCTATTCGGATTACAGCCCAAGAAAGTATTTTCTCGACATCGAGGTAAAGCTTGATTCTCAGGATTTTCCTGATCCAGCAAAAGCTCTCATGGAGGTCAACCTCATAACGTTCGTCGGAGAGAACAACATAGTTTACACTCTTTCCACTATGGAAAACTTTGACGTTGAGACTCAGCAGAGACTCGTCGATGAAGTTAACCAATACTTTAAGGATGCAGGCATAGAAACCGATTTCACGCTAAAGTACCTATACTTCGAAAAGGAAGAGGACCTGATGCGAACGTTCTTTCACAAGTTATTACCGAAGATACCGTTCTTGACAGGTTGGAACGTGATCGGATTTGACTGGATCTACTTGATCAACCGAGCCGATCGATTAAAGATCGAGCCGATGAAGTACATGCCGTGCGAGAAGCTCATAGGAAAAGCAAAGATGCCGATCCACTTGGGACTCCTCGACTACATGGAAGTTTTCATGAACACCAAACCTTACAAAGTTGTCGAGAACTACAAATTGGAGTACATTGCTGAGCTCGTTCTTGGTGTCGGAAAGTTGAAACACGAGTACGGTTCGATGCTAGAAGCGCAGTCAGACACTTTCAACTTCGTGAAGTACAACATCATCGACACGTGCCTTGTCAAGCTGATGGACGATAAACTGCAGCTTCTTGAGGTAGCTTTTGCTATCTCAAAGTTTGCTAGAGTCGATGTTTCAAAGGTTTTCAGCGCGGTATTCATCACCGAAACTCTCATGTGCAGGGAATTCTTAGGAAGAGGTAGATACATGTCCAACGACAAGAAGGATCTCGACGAGGAATCGACATACGACGGCGCATACGTTATGAAGCCAGTTCCAGGTTTTTACAAGTACATCACCCTTCGAGACTTCAACTCCATGTACCCAAACCTAACCATTCAGTTCAACATGTCGCCGGATGCTTACATGGGACGAATTTCTAACCGGGACGCTGACGTGCCGAACGATGTCATCTTCACTATGAACGACACTTTATTTACGAACAAGTTCGACTCAGCTGCACGAACCATTCTTACGAGGTTGTACAGCGGTCGTGTTGACACAAAGGACAAGATGAAAAAGTTGGAGGCTCAGTTAGAAAGTGAAAAGGCGGAAAAACAAAAGCTTAATTAAAAAAATCAGAAATTTCATGGCAGGATTCGACATAGAGGAACTAATGTCCATAAAAAATGCTTACCAGGGACAGAGATTCCAGTGGATAAAACCGCCAGCATCTGAGAGACAGAAACTAGGAACGGTTGTGACGGTCATTGACGTCATACCAGGCCGGCGCATAAACACGGTAAACGGACCCGTCCAAACTTACTTGGCGGTTCTGTCAGACCAGTCAAGGATAGAGTCAGAAGCTCTCACAAATAACCTTATGATGCTTCACGAGGACCAACCGCCGTTGACCAGAGACGAGGTTCTATCAATTTACGTTGAACCGGAAGTAGACTTGGATGCTGTCAAAAAGGACCTTCCGGCTGACTTGCAATCTCTTTCTACCCTTCAACCTAGCCAGAAAAACCTTGGAGTTTCAGGACCGTCTGATGTCGGTTTTGCCACAGGAGTAAGCGGCAGTCCTGACCCGCCAGCGCAGCAGAGACAACAAATCCAAATCGACACTAAGGGCCTGTTTGGAATGTTCTCGGTAGAAGAGACTGACGTCAACCTTAAGGTATCTGTCCAGCTTCCAGCAAAGAACCTTCTAAAGATGATGTTTACTAATTCTCAGGACAAGGAGCAGTTCCTCGACCAGCTGTCCGCCCATATAAATAACAGCATAACGCTAGACGCTATCAAGGCTTCCGTGCGCACGTTCATGGGCCAGGACAAAAAGAAAAAGGAAGATGACCAATAATTCAAACCCTCTGGAACCGGCAAAGATCGTTAAAACGATCACTCCGCTTGAAGGAGGAAAATTCGACCTGGTTTCTCTAAGCAGAAACACCGATAAGGATAACAGACTCGTGTCGAAATCCAACTTCATAGCTATCATTCCGTTCGAGAGAAACGAGGAAGACAAGATCTCTTACATCTACGGCGTCAAGTTTCAAAACCATGCTACTGACCGAGCGGACGTTTCCTTGCTGGTCGATACTTTGGATTCAGAAAGAGATTCAACCGCTTACGATTCCGTCGGTCGAGCTCTTTTGGAAGAAGCAGGGTTGAACATCGACGAGATCGGCATTACTGAGGATGACCTTTTTTACTTGGGCCCGATGACGTTCAGCGAACCCATCAGCGCAAAGTTTAAGTGCTATGCTATCGACCTTACGAAAGTCGTACGACCAGACGAGCAGTTGGAATTTACGACTACCCTAGCCAAATCCCCGTTCACCCGAGGTGAATCCGAAATCGTTAGATTAGGTTTCCATCAAGTCGTCAACGGCGATTACCCAGACGTCACGATTTTAGCCGGAGCTTTTCTCTTAGTTTCTTATTTTGCGTAAAACTCGCGTGATCTTCGGTGTACAATACAGTATACCGAAAAATACGCATTACGCATGGCAAAAACACCATTTGAAGCGTTTGAGAAGTTCACCGATAACTTGGAAAAACGCGTAAAATCAATAGTCGAATTAAAGGGATTCGCGGATATCAGCGAGTTCATTCCTACCGGAAATTACCTACTAAATGCACAGCTGTCCGGTTCAATCTTCGGAGGTTTTCCAAACACTCGAAGCATTGGAATAGCTGGCGATCCAGGAGCTGGAAAAACTTTCCTCTGCATGAATGCTGTTCGAGAGCTTCAGAAGATGGGTTACTACGTGTTTTACATTGACACCGAGGGAGCTATCGACTCAACCGACTTTCCGAAGTTTGGAGCTGATTTAGGAATGCTCAAATACTACAGGATGAAACTGATCAGCGACGTTAAGTTTTTCGTCGATGGTATGATAAAGACCAAGAAGGAAAGTTCAGACCTAAAGATCGCTCTGTTCGTCGATTCTGTAGGCATGTTAGACACAGACAAATCTATCGCTGACATCGAGAAAGGAAAGAACGCAGCAGATATGGGTCTTCGGGCTAAGGAGCTCAGGGCTCTTTTCAAATCGTTCACCTTGGACCTTTCCAACTTAGCCATTCCCTTCATCTTCACTAACCACACTTACAGCGGGACCGATGCATACACCGGCAAATCCCCCAGCGGCGGAGGCGGTCCAGAATTCGCAGCTTCTATCATTCTCATGCTTAGCAAGGGAATACTACGAGACGATGAAAAGACTGCAACCGGAATCATCGTTAGGTCGAAGACCAGAAAGAACCGTCTTGCTCGTCCGATTGAGATCGAATTTCACATCTCTCACCAGAAAGGTATGAACCCATTCGTTGGCTTGCAGGGTTACGTTGATTGGGTCGGCTGCGGAGTCGGCCGTGGAAAAAAATTGACCGAGAAGGAGTACCTAAAGTTAAAGCCGGACGAGCAGAAAGATTGTCATCCTTTTACAGTCGGAAACGACACATTCTACTTCAAGCCAGGACCAAAAGCTCAGAACTACATCATCAGTCACAACGGCGATGAAGTTCCAGTTAGACAGTTCTTTACCTCTCGTCTCTTTACACAGGACGTGCTTCACGCATTGGACGAGAACGTCATAAAGCCGAAGTTCAAATACCCAGAAACAGTTGAGGGTTTGTCCGAACTGGAAGCAGAAGAATTAGCTGACTCGGAAGAGGAAGGACCGGGTGATGAACTTTAAGATTCAAGAAACTCTTCCCATAAAGTATTCTTTGGGATTGCACCAGAGCATGCCAAACTATCCAACGTCTCAGGATTTCATGTTCGACGTGATCTCGCACCTAGTTAGAGTTGCTGAGTCACGTGAAAAGGAATGGAATCCAGCTGATATAAAATTCTCAGTAAAGACTCTCAAGTACGTTTTTGGTGACAACACTAAATCCGAAGAATTCTTGGGACGTATAAAAGCCATACTGAAAGACCTCATAGATTCCGAGGCGCTCGAAAGAAGAGGCGAATACCTTTACATCAGCAAGTCGGAATTTTCACGGTACTATTCAATAAGTTAACCCAATTCACATGGTAATAGATTTTAAGGAAAATATCGAGCTGCTGGAGAAATTGATATTCAATTTCGTTCTGATGCCAGACGATAATGAGGTAGTGATCAAACCAAAAAATAGTGAGTCGATCGACAAACGTGAAGTCATCGCTGCCGTGAAACCTCACTATTTTAACGATGATGTTCTTCAAAAAGTTTACAGGGAAGTCAAAAAGTTCTTCGTTGAATACCGAAAAGTCCCAACGAAGAACGAGATCAGAGAGTTGTCCAATTTAGCCAACCTTGACATTCCGGAAGATAAGTTCGAAAAGCTATTTGAAATCGACTTAAAATCGATGACTTACGATTTCTTAGTCAAGTATACCAAAGCTTTCGTTCTTTTGAAGAACCTCAATGAGGTAACTATCGAGACTCTTTCCTACTTAAAAACGGCAGAGGTAAATCCAGATAACATCGAGCTCATCACCAACGAAGTTCGAACTAAGTTCAGCGATAAACTCAACTTATCTTTTACTAGCGCAGATTCAGGGTTAAACTTTTTCAATGCTAATCACCACATTCAACTTTCAAAAGTCGGAACTCCAACAGGTTTTCCGTTTTTCAATAAGGTCTTAGATGGCGGATGGAACCCAAAAACGTTGGTCATATTCCAAGGTAGGCCGAAGGTCGGAAAATCGATGGTTCTTTCGAACATCGGAGCCAGGGCTTTCTTAAGCGGAGTTGACGTTGGTATCGCTACGCTTGAACTCTCTGACCGAAAGTACATGAAGAGGTTAGGGTCCACTATCCTAAACATTCGCACTAAGGAGTACGATTCTTACTTGACCAAGGAAGATGCGGTCGGCATCGACGAACGAATAAATTCTTTAAGAGAAAAAGTGCCCAACTTAGGACACTTGGAAGTTAGAGAATTTGGCGCGGGTTCCGCCACCGCGATCGACATAGAAAATTACTTCTTACGGGTTCAGCAGAACACCGGCATCAAGTTCAAAGTCATAATCGTAGACTACCTGAACTTGATGAGACCTCTTCGAGATCAGGGAAACATGTACGGAAACGTAAAGACGATCAGCGAGGAACTCAGAGCAGTCGCCATACGAAACGAATGGTGCATCATATCAGCTACTCAGATAAAACGAGAAGCAGTAGATGATCAGGACTTAGGAATGACTGATGTCGCTGAATCGTTCGGCCTAATTCACACGGTGGATTCATTGTTCGGTCTGATAAGAGGTCCGCTTGAAAGAAGAATGAAGATAAAGCTTATCGCAAACAGAGACGGCGGTTACAACGAGAGCTTCAAGATGTTCAGGTTGGATTACGAGTATTCCAAACTGATAGAAGAAACGGATCCAGCCTCCGAGTATTACTCAGACGATGACGATACTCAATCGCTGGAAGAACAGATGCGAAGCCAGTACCAAACTGCTCAGACTACTGACGTTCCGTCGTTGGGATTGAACCTAGACGATGATTTTCCGCAAATTCAACCCCAGGTAGCTGAGGATTTTCCGCAGCAACCTCCTCCTGAAAAACCAAGAGGGCCAAAAAAGTCTCATGATGACATACTGAATGAGATAAGCTAAAATAACTAACTAAACTTTGAAAGACAATGAAGATACGATATTCGATGATGTAATCGAAGATCAGTCAGACGATCAAGTTGACGAACTTATGCCGTCTTCGGAC